AGTTGTTGATGTAGATGATACAAATAACTTAGACCAAGTAACATCACCGACAATACCATCGGCTGTTAAGCCATTTGCTGCTTGCCATTCTTTTACTTTAGATTCTGTACCAGATCCAAAATGACCATCAGCTGCTAATCCTAATTTTGTCTGAAGTTGTTTAACTTCTTCTCCTTTTGACCCGTTTTTTAGTAACATAGTTGTATATTTTATTTATAGATTATTTTTCCTTTTTCACCTGACGGTGGACGAAACTTTTTAGCCATTATTTCTAACTTAGCAGCATTAACGCCATGAAGGTTTCTTTGTGCTAATCGTTTTACGTCTTGTTTATTTGGCTCAAAGACTACATAAATAATCTTATAACCTAACTTTTCAGCCATATTTTCATATGGTAATCGATCTTTATCGTTTAAATTGGTATTGTCAATAACTACAGTTGGTTTTTTCATTAACATACTATCATGAGCTTTATTTATACATTGTCTATGAGCTTCTGATAATTTAGTAACGTCAAATTTATATTCACCTCCTCTTTCAAAATAATGATCTGCAGAACAAACTACTGGATTTGGTAATTTTTTAATAAAAGTTGATTTTCCAGATCCTGGAAGGCCTACCATAATAACCAAATTCAATTTAACCTCTGCTTCATTCAATTTGAATGTTTTGTATATTTCATTAGTGTATACTTTATTTGGCTCAAACTTCATTGTATGAGCTTCTATATCTTCAAATACTACATCTAATATATCTTTTAATTTCATAAATTTATATGTTCAGCTTCTGTAGTATGTATTACTTGTAATTGTACTTCAGGATATTTTTCTTTTAATTTACTAACTGCATTTACATTTTTAATAGAGTCGTCAATAAATACAATATCATTATATCCTCTTTTAATTTCCTTTTCTATATAATCTGCTTTCTTTTGCGGATTGGCATCGCCTAAAGCTATTACATAAACCTCTAATCCAAACATTGATTTAAGATATCTTTTAACTGGATATCCTAAAAGTCTAGCAGTTAAAATAGTTGTTTTAGTAGTTGGGCTAGATGCTGCCTTTTTCAATAATGCAATATTTGGTTTAATTGCAACTGCATTTTTTATAATAGAATTAAATTCTTTAAAATTAAATACATCTCCTTTTTTAGGGTTATATACAGCAAATTCAGCTGGAGATAATATAAATTTATTCTCTCCGTTGCGAACATGTATATTTGCTTTAACCTTTGCTAAAGTATCGTCAAAGTCAAATATTCTTAATTTTTTATTAACTACTTCTTTTAACATTATCTATCGTATTCTTTGTATACATTTAATATTTCCGGAACAATTGGGTGTCTATGATTTTGGTGCAATACAATTACTTTAACATCATTAACTCTAGATTCTAAAATCTTAAAAAAGTCAATTCCAGATTCTTTTTTATTTCTTAAATCAATCTGTGAAGTATCTCCACAAAAAATCATTTTTGAATTTAATCCTAAACGTCCTACAATCATTTCCGTTTGATTGTTATTAACGTTTTGAGCTTCATCGACAATAACGCATGCATTAACAAACGTTCTTCCTCGTACAAAAGCGAACGGTACAATTTCTATCTCTTGATTCTCAACCATCTTATCAATTGTCTGTTTGCTATACAACATATATAAGTTAGCATAAATAGGGGCTAACCATGGATCCATTTTTTCTTTCATTGATCCTGGAAGAAATCCAATTTCATCTGCCGAAGCGACGTTTGGACGAGTTATAATAATTTTTTCAATCTGACGATTAAAGAACATATCCAATGCAATTTGACACGCTAATAACGTTTTACCAGACCCTGCTTGCCCTTTTAAAAGCGATACCGTATGTGATAGAATGTCAGCTTTTGCTACTTTTTGCTCTTCATTTAACGAAATGTTAAATTTAATATCGTTTTTTGGTTTACGCTTTTGACTGTTACGCAGTTTTTCAGTTACTGGATCCATAAATAAATTTGTTAAGTGATTAAATTAATTTGATTTTTCTTCCATATACTCAGCAACGCTGTGCATATAATCAGAAGCTAACGTAATATATGCTGATACCCAACCTGGTAAGTTATCTTGATCATTAATCATTTTATATAACTTTCCTGCATTTGTAATCATATCACGAAGTTCGCCTTTAGCCATTTTTGCTTCGTGGTCCGGTTCTGTTGGTGTAAGCATATTATTCATTTCTTCCCGAACTATTGATTTGATTAGGGTTTTAATATTCTTATCCATGTTTTTATTAAGTTATTACTTTAATATAAATATCTGTTTTGCTCCTTTATATCAGTAGAAGAAGGGCTAAAATTAACCCTTTTACTACATTAAGTTATGACTTAGAAAACTTTCCAGTAGCTGGGTCTCTGAATTTAGAATAGTTTCTATTTTTTAAAGATTGTCTTCTAGCTTCATATTTTTCCATACCTACTTCATCTCCATATCGTTGCTTGAACCAATCTAAAGTATATCGACCTTTTGCTGCAAGTCGTTGATTTTCTTTAGTAGATTCTGAATGTGGCTTTTCTATATGGGTTTTACGATTTTCTCGTATACGAGATCGTATTGATTCTTTATTTGGATTGTATGTAAAGTTATCTCCGCCTTCACCGCCTTCTCCTACATTATAGTATTTTTGAGACTTTTGTGCATTTGTAATTGCAATCCAATGTTTTTCACATTCATTAAGCTCTTCAATTGAATTGCAAGATTCTAGAATTATTTTTTTAAAATTTTCTTTACCGTATTTTATAATTGCTTTTGTAAGTATACGACCAGATCCTAAATACTCTGGATCGTTATGTGTGTCCTTTCCAATATATCGCTTGCCGTTAATTAAATTAATTGTTTCGTAAATTACCATAGAATTCTTTTAATATAAATATATGAGTTTTACGGAAACAAAGCCAATATATCAGTAGAAGAGGAGTTATTTCTAACTCCTCTTCAATTTAATAATTAAATTTCAGTGATTATACTAAATGTAATCCAGAAACTTTAATAGTTCCATAAAATTCCGGACGAACCATTTTCTTAGCATAACGAGTCATTACCCCTTTACGTGGAGTAAAGTTGGTAGGATCGTATACTAATGGAGTCATGATCAATGGAATGTAAGGAGCATATACAGCACCTGTTTCTAAGAATTGAGCACCTCTATAACCTAACAAGATTACGTTGTCAGTCATATATGGATTTTTGTACACTGTAAAGCGGCTGTTCAACATACCTACTTTTTGCACACCCATTGCAAATTGCATTTTATCACCATTAGTGTCAGCAGCATATCCTGGAATTGATTCTAAGATAGTTGCAACGTCTGGAGAACATACTAAGAAGTTTGCACCACCACGCATAGTCTTTTGGTGAATTTTATTAGATACTTTTTGGATTTTAGTTCCTAAAGTTTGGAACCAAGTACCTTGAGTATAAGCAGTACCGGTATATCCACCAGCTGTAAACTGATCAGTTGCTGAATTGTACTCATATCCTACTTGTGCAGACCATCTTTCAGTTGTCACAGCATTTTGAATCAACATATCTAAGATTTCTAAATCAATCTCTTGAGAGATATATTCAGATAACATAGAAGTTAATTCAGCTTCTGCGTCAATTGAGTGGTATGCATTTAAGTCTTGAGCAAACTCTGGAGACCAAATAGCTTTTAACTTACGAGTTTTAGCAACGATTGCTTCAGATTTCAACTCAACGTTGATTTCAGGAATATTAATATCAGTTCCAGCACCTACAGTATCTTCAAAATCACCTCTTGAATTAGCAGCTGGTTGAGCTTGATAAAGAACGTGAGCTGCAGTTGCGGTTAATGCTATAGATCCAGAAACAATAAATGAAATTGTCGTTCCAGCACCAGAAGTACTAACTGTTGTAAATTGTGGGAAGTAAGCAGAGATACCTGATCCTGTAATAGCAAAAGCTCTAGCTCCATTTATATCTGGATTAGTTAATGCTGCAGAAGAAATAGTTATTTTTTTGAATGCTGTTGAACCTGAATAAGCATTGATGAATTTTGTATCATAGTTAAATGAATCATCATCTGCACCTAAACCTGGAATTACAGAAGCAATAGATGAAGATGCAGCTCCTGGAGTTACGGAAGCAGATACATATGTATTAGTTCTTACGTCATTAATTGAATAACCAAATCTACCAGCACCATAAAGACCTTGAGAAGGATCTGAAGTAGTGTTAGTTACACCGAATACAGAGTTATTTTGATATCCTGAATCAGTAGTCGATTGTCCAGCGGTATTACCAGCAGTTGAATTATTAAAACCAGCTTGAGCAGTACCGTATTTAAAATCCATATAGAACACTAGACCTGAAGGTAGGTTCATTGGTTGAACTGATACGAAATCTTTAGCAGCGATTTCAGCAAATACACGACGTACTAGCGGTAAAGCTACACCTGACCATTGTTCAGAGTTTGCTGCAATACCTGTTGAGTTTGCTTCAGTTACTAATTGTTTTGCCTGGTTTTCAAGCATGATAGCCATACCGTGACGGTCATATTCGCTATCAATACCTTCTAATAAACCAGTTTTAGACCATTTACCTACTAGGCCTTTGGTCTCTTCCATTTGACGGCGAACAGCGCTATTGCTATCACCTAAGATGTTTTGTAAAGACATTGTTATTTTTGTTTTTTTTAGTTTGTTAAAATTATTTTAAACCTGCCAATTTTTTAAATCTATTAGCTAACTCAGTACCTTCAGAAATTACTTGCTTCGCAGGTTTGGTAGATCCTACCGGTTTTGAAGCGAATGATTCCTTAACTACTTTCTTCGTTGATGGCATTTTAAAGCCTTCAGCTAAAGTTGAGTATACTAATTTAACTTCACGTAAAGTAAAAGCTCTATCGAAGTTTTCGATAACTTTCATTTTTTGACCTTCGTTTAAAGTGAAATTACGGAATAATTTATTAGAATATAAAAGTTTAGCATTTAATAAATTTACTTCATTAATTTTACCTTTTAGGAAACGTATTACATTATACGCTTCTTCTAAGTCTTCGCTAGACTCTTCTTCTGGTTCTTCCATTGTTTCTTCACTTTCGTCTTCTTCACGTAAAGATCTGATAATTTCATTGATGTCGATGTCTTCATCCATTTCGTCAGTCATGTCTTCAGCTTCTTCCATTGAATCATAGTCTTCAGACTCTTCGCCTTCTTCCATTGTTTCTTCGTCGCTGTCTTCCATTTCTAATTCGCGGATGATTTCTTCTAAATCTAAATCATCATCTTCTGTTTCTGTAGGAGCTTCTTCTTCAGCTGGAGTTTCTTCATACTCTTCTTCAGCTTCAGGTGCTTCCTCTTGCTCTTCTTCACCTTCGTCAAAACGTACGTTATTGTCTGCATACTCTTCAGTTTCAAACTCGTTTGTTAATTCTGCTTCGTCTTCGTCTGAAAGTTCTTCAGCCAATTTAGCAGACAACATAGATTGAAGTCTTGGAGTGAATGCCTCTTCTAACGCTAGTTTTGCATTGGCAAGAGCTGTTTCTCTAACCGCTTTTGCATCAGCAATAGCTTCTTTTAATAGGTCTTTCATTGTCCTTTTATTAATAAATTAATTGGAAATAAGATTATTATAAATCTTAATAGAATATAAAATATCTAGCGCCTTATATAAGTAGATAATAAGAATAAGGCATTGTGCGTTACAAAAATAAATATGGTAGTGCTGTTGAAAACACTACCATTTGTTATATTTATTTTTTAATTTTTAAGCAAGTTTAATTTTTGCTTGATGTTCTTTAATATAATTTATTAATTCCTTAATAAGTTTATATATCTCTGCTGATTTACCTATCATTCCTGCAATAGCAAATATTACTAATATTCCGGAAGAAATTGAAGGAAATAAATAAGCTGCTAAAGCTAATAGTAATACTGTAGTTAATATCGTGCCAGAAATGCCGGCAATTTTTTGCCCAAACTCACTAAATCCTAATTTTTCAGCAATCCAAGCAAAAGACTTTTCCATTACTTTAGCAGGAAATCCTGTAACTTTTTTAATTCCAGAAATTATTTTTTCTATTTTAGTTTTCATGCTATTTTCATCAACCTCTTTAAATCCTAGTTTATGTAACCCATCTGCTAGTATATGTAAAAAAGCTGAATTGCCTAATATCGTGCCTACCGCTTCAATTGAGTGTAATACGCCGGATTCATTAATATATGATCTAGATTCTTTAATTTCTTTTTTTATTGAATCAATATCAGATACATTGACATTAGAAATTTTACCGTCTGCGTCTATTAAAGCAGAAAGCATAGCAGCTTGCACTTCATCATCTGTAATATTTTCACCATCTTTCTTAAGTTCAGTGCCTAATGAAAATAACTGTTTTTGTACATCAGAAGCATCACCTTCTGCAGATTCTATTAAAAATTTTACATATGTCTGTAAAACAATTGATTGTGCTATCGGCGCTAATCTCATTATTCTTCGTTTGAATCAGTGTCTTTTTTTGATTCTTCTTCTTTTGCTTTGTAATTAGTATCAACCCAATTAAAGAATTTTTTCTTTTGCTTATCTGACTCTAGATCTGAAGGTTCTTGAATTTTAAATTTCTTCATTGCTTTGGTAAAGAACTTTTGATAATCTTGTCCAGCTCCTGCTATTGCTGAAGCTTCATTTACCATACCACCAATATCATAATACTTACCTAAAGTACCGCCAATATCTTCATAAGCAGCTTCTAAACGTTGTTGAAGCGTAGCCATTTCTAAAGCTGTCTTTTCAAAAATTTTATGAGATTCTCCTAAATGTTTCATGTGACGGCCTACTGTATTAGCATCAAACCAATCTTCAGTTTCTGCTAAAGTTAATTGAGATGCCGCTTCAATTAATTCACCTAAGTATTGAGCTGTCTCTTTAATATTATGATTTCGGTAGATTGAGTCTGAATGCTCTGCAAACTTATATACCGCTTCTAAAAAAGCTTTCTTTTGTTCATTAGTCATATTAGCTGCTGGAGATTCGTTTTCCTGCAATTTAATTAATGAAGCTAATTTGATTGGTTTTGATGATTTCATTTCTTCTATATTAATTGTTTCGTTGGTGTGGATGTGTAATGCAGCTAAATACTTACGTAACGCTTCTTTATTACCAGCTGTATGACCAACTAATTTACCAGTGTCTTTTTTATACACTGCATACTTGTCTCCTTGCTTTCTTGCGATATATGGCATATATTATCTAAAAGTTGATGATATTTTACCATTTCGATATAAAATTGACCCTAATGTAAATCCATTACTACCTCTTGACAATAAAGACCAATTAGCATTTATTTGAAAAGAATATCCTCCAATTACATTTTCAATAGATCGACATTCTAAAGTTAAACTCATATCAGCAAAAATAGATTTCAAATAAGGAGTTCTAATTTCTTTAGACATATCTGCCATATAAATTATATAGCTAGGTCTGATTGTCGAAGGAGTAACTGTAGCAATAATTCCAGTCTTTGCCTTTAATTCCTGCATTACTACTTTTAAAATTTGTTCTGATGGTTGTACTAATGTAGATTCTTTTAAAGTTTTCTTAACTTCTTCGCGTATTAAATTTTTTAATTCTAGATTTTTCATATTATTTATTGTCAGTTAAAATGTCAGTAATTAAACGATTAACGTTTTCGTATTTATTTGTTTTAATTGATCTATCTACAGATTCATTCATATTCGATGGTCGTAAAAATGCTCCATGGGTTGAAGGATTAGATACAAAGTCAAATGCAATTAATTCAAAGTCTGATTGAACTTCAACTTCTCCTTCTCCTAATTGTTTAACTGACCCTAAACCTCTAGAAGAAATACCTAATTTAATACCACACTTAAATAATTCTTTTAAGATATTGCCCGAAGGAGTTGATAAAATTTCAACTGTACCTACTAAGTCATTTCCGTCCCAATGCATTTCAGTAATGTTATGAGATACGTTGTTTAAGTTAACAATAGAAGAATCTGGGTGATCTAACTCTCCTAACGCTCTTCTTTCTTTAATATTAATATCAGAATATTTTTTAGCTTCACGAATCAAGATATCTTTTGGATATACTCGACCGTTTTGGTTTTTAGCATCCGCTCTTTGCAATACGCCTTTTACCATTAATCGCCCGTTGTTCTTTTCCATAGACTCACTAATCATTTCCGGAGAAATGTCAAATGTGATATAGTCTACTAATAAATTCTTTTTTTCCATTATGATGCTAGCTCTTTTAATTGTTTAGAAACTCTCATTAAACGCTCACTAATTTTAGCAAGATTTTCACGAGACGATTTCCAATAAATATTGTTGTCGACGCCCATTTCCTGTTTTAAACGAACGTTATGATTAACAACTTTTTCAATTTCTTTCAACCCTTTATTAATGTAATTGATTGAAGAATTGATTTTTTGTTTAGGTGTGGCAACTGGGTCTTTTTTATAGTCATTATAGGCGATTTCTTTTAAGTACAAAGCCTTTGACATAGCAACAAAGTCTGAATCCACAGATTCTGTCTTTGGTTTTTTCACCTTTTTATAACCTAACATTTCAATATCATCATCTGATAATTCTCCGAATGCATTCGGAGTATCATATGCGCCGGCTCCAGCAGATACAGACATTTCTTCTAAATCATCTTCAATTGGAAAATCATCTTGTTCATCATCAACTAATCTAGTATTATCTCTATATTCTCTGCTTTCAGCTTCGTTAAGACGAAATTTCTTAAATGATTCTATATATGACATAAATGATTTTGTTTAGTAATTATATAATATGGTAATATCGCCACCGGCTGATGCTGATACATATGATAATCCAATATTAAAAATTTGATGATTTTGGCCTGGCGCATGAAAATTTGTACTAACATATTGAGTACCGTTACTCGCTGATAAAAATACACTTGCTGTATTCATTATAAGAAATCCTGCATTGTTTGCAAAGCTTCCTGTTAAAGTTAATGGATTGTTAGTAGTTGCTGTTACTCGCACTGTTCGAGTATAAGTAGCTGCATTTGGTTGATGATATGCAGCGATAGCTACTGAATATGGACCTGATATTGGATTAGCGTCTGGCATAATTATACTTTCTTAAGTTCTTTGATTAATTCGTGATAGCGTAACATATTTAAAACGTGATTGTCTTTAACTGCTTTAGCAGCTGTAATTTCATTTAATAAATTAGTTACTTCAGACAATTTAATTTTAACCACTTTATCGTCTACTTTTGCAGATAAAGCTTTTAATTCGGTTTGAAGTTTAGAAACCTCTTTATTAATAAACTCTTTTAATTCCGTACCTTCTGATACTGAATTAATATATTGTCTTAATAAGTTTTTCTGACCTTCGTTTAAATCTGAATACTTTTCATTGAATTTGTCTACTAATATTTTATAAGACAATAAACGAACTTCTTTATCTTGTTTAACAAATGCGGCCATTTCATTTAACTCACTAAGCTTTTTAACTTCATTGCGAGTTATATGCTCAATAAGAGTATATCTGTTATTAACAGTCTCTACTGGATTATCAGCGATGGTATATTCAAATAGCTTGAATATTGCTGCTAGTGGCTTATAATTATTAACTTTTGATTTGAAAAAATCTTCCAACACGTAGTTGTTTTTGATTTCTTTAATTAAGTTATATTTTTGTCTATTTAGTATAGTTTGATTTAACTGCGATTTTGCTACTAGCACTGCTTCAATTAAAGAGTTTGCTTTGTCTTCTTTTGAGAATTTCTCTTTAACTAAAGTTTGATATAAGTTAAGTTCTTTAGCTAATTCCGTAGATTTAGCAAAATACTTTTTTATAAGCGGTATCGCCTTTGAATCGCTGTTATTCAAAGTGTCTGACGCAACTTGTCGTACAAGCAATTCAAATAGAACGCCAGTGTTTTTAAACTTTGAGTGTTTTAGATTTTTCATTCAGGCTTAATGTTATTTTCTTAATAATAAATATGAACTTCTTAATGTTTTAAATTTCTTCTGGAATAATATTTATCTCGTCTAACATACTAGACTGTTCATTAATTAATCCTGGTTTTTTAATAACTAATTTATCTAAACCATATTTCTTTTTTAATAAATCAATTGATTCATTTCGTGCATTTTTCCAAGCTATTCTACCGGTAGGATCATATCCTCTAGGATGATCATGAGTATTGTACTTCATAGTCTCTTTAGGACGTCCAGCTCCAGGCCAACCACCTTCAGGTACTTCTGGCTTTTTGCGTTCTTTATCTTTAGATTTTGCACGTTTGTCATATTTGTTTAATAATTCTTCGTCAATTCCTTCTCCAAATGGATTAGCTCCTTTTTTATCTTCTCCTTCTTTCTCTTCCTCTTCTTTTTTCTTTGGTACTGGATTTGCAGGATCTTCACCATCCTCAGAAATTTTAGTCAATCTGAATATTTCTTTTTGATCTTTAATTAATCCTTTATCAATGTCTTCAATATCGTCTGGAGTAAAGTTAAAGATATTTTTATAAACCCAATCTTTAGAAATCAATTTCTTTTCAATCATATCACCAGCTAAGCTAACTTTAGTTGCATATAAAGTTAATTTTTCTTGCTCATAAATTGTCGATGGAGAAGACATTGTTAATTCAAAATCAGTTAATTCAGCATCAGCATAACCTTGAGAAGTTAAGTGAATAATTGCTATTTTATATAATTCTGAAATTACTACTCTTTGTATTCTTTCAATAGTTCTTGCAAATCGTACATCTTCTGCTGCTAAGGTAGCTTTACCTCCTAATCCTTCTTCATATCCAATAAATGCTTTTGGAACTTTCAAAGCAGCCATCATTTTATTTCTTAAGTACTCAATATCATCAATACCAGTAAATTCCATACCAGCTAATGTATCAATTTCAGTACCAGATTGCCCACCACGAACCGGTAAAAAATAATCTTCTAACATGTTCATCATGTTAAATTTAAGATTATATTCTCCTGTTTTTTCATCTACATACGGAGTCTTTTTCATGGTATTCATGATTTTTTGCATGTAGTTGTCGACTTCGTTAGGAGGAATATTTCCTACGTCAATTTTAAATATACGCTTTTCAGGTGCACGCATAATTCTATGAATAAGCATCGCATCTTCCATCAACGTTAACTGTTTCCAAACTTTACGACCTCCTTCGATCATTGACTTACCATATGGTAAAAAGTTTGAATCTGTTAAGTTTCTGAAATGTGCAATTTCAAAAGTTTCATAAGTAATATTACCTCCGCCTAATTGTTTGAATTGCACGTGATATGGATTATTTGGATCCATACCTTCTTCTCTTATAATTTCATATGCTGATAATGGAGTTACGTTTACAATTCCTACTTCTTCTTGAATATCTAAATGCAAATATAAATCTCCATACTTACACATATTACGAACCCATGGCCATAAATTAAATTCTATGTTAAGGATGTCGTAAAATAAATTGTGAAGGATTTTTTTAATGTTATCATCATTACTGGTGATTTTTAAGACGTCACCAAAATCGTCTTTCATAACTGTTTCGTCCGCATAAATGTCTAATGCTGAAGAAATAATAGAGTCTTGGTCCATTACTTCATAATCTGTATACAATTCTGTTTTTGAAGAAAAATAATTGTAATTAGCGTTATATGTATTTAGCGAGTTTGGACGAACACCATGTAAACGAGTAAAACGATCAATAAATTTTGAGTTATGTACGTTCCCTAAAGATTGCAAGTGGTCATTATCGACAACACGAAGTTTGTCTTTACCAACTTTACGCACAATAACATTACTATTGAATAATCGTTTTAAACGTCCATATAATGTTGTATCTGCCATATTTCGGATAATTTTAAATAAATATCAATTTTTATAATAACCAAGATTTTTTAATATAGTTCATAGTTACAAAAGCCAAGTTAAATCTTCGTCTTGACCTCGATGACCAGTTTCCATAGACCAGCCGGCCTGCTTCATATTACCAGTACTATTATACGCTCCAGCTCCTTTACCAAAATAGTCTAAAGTTTTTCTATTTAGATCCATTCCTTGTTGACGCAGTTTCAATGCAGTATCTCTAATCCATAATCCAATGCAAAAAGACAATACAAGGTCATCATTATAACCATGTTGTGCTTCTGGTCTTGAACCATTCCAAATAAATACAAACAATTCTTCCAGCAATCGACGACTGCGAATTACTGGAATTCTTTCTCTCATATATGTGTCTAATTTAGAAATAACTAAAGGACGAGTACGAGATGAAGTTGTAAATCCTGGTGTCATTTGAGAATTGTCTTTTAAATCAATATATCTAGATAATTGTTGAGATACATCTGATATTTGTCCGTCTTTAGGAGAATAGTAAAGATTTTTATAACCTCTATCAATTGCTACTTGAATAGATGCCCAACCTACATTAGCATTTTCAATCACTAATAACGCATCGTTATACTCAGTCGCTATATTTACTAAGAGATTGCCATAGTCTTTGGTATGTATTTGTCCTTTGTATTCTGCAACTTGCGTTACTGATTCTACGTCAATTACATGAAATGCTGAATAGTCAGCTCCGTCACCGCGGGCAACGTCAGCTACGATAATGTAATCTCTTTGATAATCTGGCTGTTCCCAAATCCATAAATTTCCATCTACACCTCTTTTTTCAATTGGATCTTGAACGGTAGTTTGATTATACCATTGTAATAAAGCTCCTTCAATTACAGTATGACCTGATGAAATAAAATCACAATCACATTCTTGAGCTGCTCCTTTAGGTCCTAACAATTCATCTTGTTTATCACGCCATGATTGATTTCTGTCAGGATGCACTGACCAATGCAGTCTAATTGTATTAAATCTATTTCGATTTTCTTCAGCTCCTACCCATGTTTTATGGAAAAAGTTACCAGTACCATTAGGTGTTGATAATATAATAGCTCCACCTCCTGTAGCTAAAGTTTGCTGTGCTGATATCCAAATTTCTTCTACATTGGAAATAAACGCAGCCTCATCTATAATCAATAAAGACAATGCTTCAGAACGACCAGAGTCTCCTGATGAAGAAGTTGCTTTAATCTGAGAACCATTATTTAAACGTAAAGACAATTTATTATCTTCTGCTGCTGGCAACTTTAGCCATGAAGGTAAATTTTCATACATGACTTTTACCTTTAATACTAAGTTCTTTGCTACCTCTTGTTTAGTTGCGATTACTAGGATATTTTTATCTCCGAAGAATGTCATTAACCAAAGTGCATAGCCTGCAGATAAAGTTGATATACCTAATTGCCTTGATTTTAATATGATATTATAATCATTATCTCGTAACTCTCTTAACGCATCTTCCTGAAATGGATAAAGATGAAATGGAATTTTACCTTTTTGTGGATGTTGAATCTGACAATACTTTTTCATGAAATGTACAGGGTCAGACGCACACTTCTTGTATTCTTCTCTTATTATGTCCTTTAAGGATTGACTCATAACTTATTTTTTAAGTGAAATCTTCCAAAGCATCGTGCCTTGAAAGTATGCATTTAATTGCGAATTGACTCCTATGCCAACTCCATACATATGATCGTTTTTTGTTTTTATCATTAAATTACCTCCAGTCATTAAATATAAAGGCTTTTCAATTCCTAATGAACCTCCTACATACAATTGATTTTTTGGTAATTCTTTTAAATAAATTTTGTTATCAACGATTATTTTATTAATTTTTGCGTCCCATGTTCTACCTAATAAAATATTTTTAGAAATTGAATCTGTCACTGCAATATATCCTAAACTATCTTTTAATTTTAATGTATCTTTATAAACATTAAGAGTATAATAATTTTTAAGAATTGCAGCTGTATCTACATTTTCCGGGACATCGATATAAACAGGAACTTCATGATATATATCTTGTCCTTTTTTATATACATTGTGAGCAACTTCAACTCTAATAGTGTCAGTTTCTCTTTTAACGACTTCATACTTTTTGCCGGCTATTTTAATTATTTCTTTAGTACTTTTTGGAGAACGTGAGCATGAACGTTGCATGATAATAATGACTACTAGAGCCAGCATTATCAAATAATTGAAATTTTTCTTAATTAATGAAATCATAATTTTACTACCTTATATTTAATAAATATAAGTCTAGTAATTACTTAAGAAATTATAGCAGGAGGTGCAGGGGTTGATGTTACGCTTCCTACAACAGCTTGTCCCGGAGGTACTATAATTGTTGCTGATTTTATATAAACATCAATAGCGGTTGCTAAATCTTTTGCTAAGCTTTGTTGAGCAGATGACATATCTATTTGAGAATTTGTTAAATTCTGAAACGCTGCTAATATTTGCAATTCTAAAACTGATTTAATTAAAGGCATATTATTTATCTTTTACAGGTCCACCTTCAACCCAAGCATTACATGTTCTTGAGCCGGCACATTTGAATTTATGCATTGTACAATATCCTAATTTACCAGCTTCTATTGTATCCCAAGAGTCTTGAGCTGCACCTTGAGTATCATCTTCTTCAGGCGTCGATGCTTGGTAATCATCTCCTTCCATTGTAGGTTGAATTTGATCTTCTGGAACTTCTGGCTCTGATTGAGGTTCTAATCCTTTAGCGATGCAATCTAATATTCTTGAAGTAATATTAAATGCAGCACATGAATTACATCTAGCAGATTTAACTTCATCCATTTCGGTATTAGGATCTAATTTCCACATACCTGCCTTTGCTTTCCAAAATTTAATATTTGGATTGTTAGGATTCAACGGACCGTAACCATATCTGTCAATTGCAATTTGTCTATGCTTTAAATTGACTTCTATGTTTTGAGTAGCTACTGGGCACTTAGGTGCTTCCTCTTCTTTTATTAAATCTGCTAATTTAATCATATTACTTTATTTTGATAATAGACTCTTTAAGCATATTATCTAATTTTTTATTTACAGATTCTTTTTGATTAAATGGAGGAGCCATGTTAATATCTCCTTGGTTTTTTCCAGATAATTTATTAGTAATAGCATCAATTTTAGGGCCTCCTACTGAAGGATCAAATTGTGGCATATCTTTACGAGCTGGCGCATCTGGATTGTTTGGTAAATTTTCTAAATTTTGACCTACTTTTGTTGCAATTGCCAAACGTAATTGATATATAGAGTCGTCTGAACTAGGTTTTCCAGGACCAACTTTATCTTTTACTCTATCAGCTAACGGACCTAACCATTTTAAAACAATATTGATATCTTTATTTTCTCCAGAAGTTAAATTCTGCATCATTTTATCATTAAGTAAAGCACCTGGAGCGTTTGGATCTGTTTTTTTATTAACATTATCCATAATCATTTTTCCAATCGCAACAGAGTTTATCTCCGGGCCTATTATATTTGTTTTAAATGGTTTATCTTGCGAAGGAATTGGTTTGCCTGGGCCTAATTCTCCGGCAATTGCAATTTGAGCTGCAGCTAATTTTTCTTTAGTATTTTTACCAGGCCAATTAACATCCTTTCCAGATATTTTAGCGTTATTGCCTCCAATTGCGATAGCGCCGGACCAGCGGTGATGCCCGTCAATAATTAAATCTCCTGAAGTAACTATGCCTACAGCTGTTGGACCCGACGTAATAGAATCTGTAAGTGTTTTTGCGGATCCTAATGGCCAAGAAACAGATTTCATTAAATCAATTTCACTTTGTGTAGGTTTAAAATCCATTGCAGCGCCTTGAGCTGTACCAACTGACACAGTGTCATCAGACATACTTCCATCCGTTTGTGGATTAAGTAAAAGATCATTTCGTACAATATCAGATTGACCTTCAGTAGAATCTAAAAATGCTCTCGTAGCTTCCGGGCCTTTCTTAAATGCTGCAGCAAGTTCTGCTGCAAGCTCTTCTCGACTTTTTGCTTCTATTAAAATGCCAGCTAATTTTCTAAGTCTAACTGATTCTTCTATTAATTGTTGTTTCATGTTAATTTAAAAGTATTTAATATAAATATTGATTACCAAAATTTGCAGCTCCAATATCTAGCTTTCCATCTTGGACCTGGATTAGTATCACATTTGTGTCTAGCTCTAAATGATTTTCTCCGAGCTGGGTTGTTCTTTTTTATTTTCATTCCAGGCTCACCAAATCCTACTTTTACTACATTGCCTTTGTCATTTCTAACATATACAGCACGTTTTCTAGGACCTCCTGGCGTATAAAATGGTTTGCCTAATTTAACTTTTCTCCCTCGATATTCAGCCTCTTCAAGATGAGCTTCGTTTATATTTTTCTTAACATAATCTATGTCAATGTCAATTTCTAAACTAGTATTATTTTCTTTAGCTTTTTGATTATAAGGTTTAATGACAAGTTTATTAATATTATCTTTTACTTTCATTACTTTCCAATCTTCACCGTCTTTAAAGTGAATTATATCACCTACTTTATATGCCTCATTTATCTTTTTTTTTGACTCAATATAAAGCTCGGTTGGAGATGTTTTAGGTTGTTTCATTTTTTTATCATAGTCACCCATGTTAACTCCTTTTTGTTGAGCTTTACTTCCAAATGCCATGTCCTCTAATTCTTTTTCAGATTGTCTAAAATCTTCAATTTCATTTTCAAACCAACCAGCAGCTATAGCTGCGTTATTCATAGCTTGAGCTACATTGTCTTGATCGGCTTCTGGAAATTTTTCAAATCCTAATTCATAAAATTCGTCCCAATTATCATCGTTTGCCAACGACTCTAGCTTTTTTTTATTTGATTTAAAAAATGATTCAACTTCATCTTTTAATGAAACTTCTTCACTTTCTTGCAAATTTATAGATTCTTTAACAATTTTACGAACTGCCATTCTAACAATATGCTCTTGAACTTTATGATCTAATAAGTCATAGATTTCTTCTGGTTCTGTTGATAAAATTTTATGGAATTCTTTATCGGCCGCATCAGCTTCAAATTCTGCCTGTTTTAATTTTTTTGCTTGAGCAATTAATGCTGGTTTTGCTTTTTCTTTTTTAACTGGATTTGTCGCATTAACAAATGCCGTTTTTAAAGCTAACATTGTTGCTTCCTCTTGCTGCATTACAAGCATTTTAGCTTGCAACACTTCCGTTGCCTTTTTTAATTCTTTTGATATTGATGGTGTCATCGTTGTTATTGATTTAAATGTGTCATTAATACTCCACCCATCGCTGATGCGTGATTTGATATATGATTAATAGATTCCATATCTAATTTAGTTTTTCTTTTCGTATAATCTACTCCTAAATATCCAATAAACTTATTATCTATTGTTTTAATTGCAAAAAAGTAACCTGATTTACATCCATGCTCTTCAGCAATATATTTCAAACCAAACGTTGAAATTGTGTCGTCTTTGAAATCAGATATTTCAATTACATCATTTTCCAGCAATTCATTAATCGATTTTGAAAATAAATTAACTGGGATGTTTTGAAAATTGGATTGTATAGAAGAAACTGCAGAATTTACTGTTTCGTAAAATATAGAAAATTTTGCTATAGATCTTCCAGAAGGATAAAAATGTCCTCCGTTATGAAACTGCGCAACCCATACTCTATCAGCATGAAATTCTTCTTTGATATTTTCTATTTTGTCTGTTACTAGTTTAGAAACTTCTAAAGCTTTCTCTACCATATCAGCCGGCTTTTTCTGTCTATCTAAATAGTTTTTTATTATTAATAGTAAAATAGGGCCTGCTACGCCGGTTAAAAATGCAACTATAATTGTACTCAATGATTGAAACATTACTCTTTTGTATTAGTATTTTTTAATTTATTAATGAAGTTTTCTTTAAACTGTTTAAATTCGTTCTCAATTTTTTCGGCCATTTCTTCGCCTGTCAATCCGCCTTCCCATAATTCAGTTGTACCATCTGAATTAGCGAATGTCAAAGGATTTTTAAACGCAGCTACTAATTCTACAGCTTCTTGTTCAGCTTCCTTTAACCAAGCTTCAGCATTTTTCAAAATTCTTTCACACTCATACTCTTCGAACTTTCCTTCAATGCGCAAATCATGTTCAAATGCAACTTGACAGTCAAAACAATGACCTTCTAACTTCCAAAACTTTTCATCTAACCTAGGATTATCCATAGGTTCTTTACATTTAGGGCAATGCGAAGGCATTCTTGAAGCGGCAATCAATGAACGAATTTCATCCATTTTACCTTTTTTAATCTTAAACCCTTCTCGCTGCTCCCACTCAATACCATCGCTGTCAGTCCAAACATCACCTACGCTTCGTTTTTCAGTAACTTCTTTAGTGTCAGCAAACCCAACCGTATGTTTAGATTGAGTTCTATGCGTGCCATCAAGCATTTTCTTAATAGCGTCTATATTACGTAACTTAGTACTCATTATTGTATTAATTTATAAATAATTATCTTACTTTCTAAAAGATGTCGCTAATCCACCTAAAATAAACTTTCCAGTAAGTTTAAACGGCTTTTTAGAAATTTTAGGATCGCGAATTACAATACCTTCATGTTCTGAAACAGGGCCTAAAGGAGAATTTAACTTTGCTAAAATAGCATCTCCTAATTTCATAGTAGCCATGTAAGTTACAAACCCATCTACAGCAGCTTTGTAATCTTTAGGATCTGCAATATATTCTGGCAATGGAGTACCTTCGGAAATTTTAATTAAAACATCTTTTGACAATGCAGAAATTCTTTTACCGTCTACTGTTTTAATTTCATTATCTGGAATGACTGTTTGTGCTAACCATTGAGAAAGAGTTTTAGTTTCTTTTTTATCTCCGTAATTAACAGTGTATTTTTTATTTAAAGCTCCTGTTAAATCAGGCTCTCCATCTAATGTAGTTGGAATAGAACCTAAAACTTCATATCCATTTTCAGATGCTATTGGAACTAAATTATTTAATAAATCTTGTAAAGCTGTTTTAGAATATTTAATTTCTTTTGTTGCTCTTCGTTTCGGAGTTACTTGCTCAATTTCTAATAATCCGTGTACTGCTAAAAAATTCTTATTATAAGATAACACGTTTGTCGAACCTGCTACATATTCCAAGTTAAACATGATATTTGGATTGTCCCAAAGTCCTAATTTTTTAAGAGCTGGCGTAATTGCAGGTAAAGAGTCATTGAAAATATCTAATACAGTTCCTCCTACTTTAATCATTCCATGACCAGCACCGAAACGATCTTCTAATTCTGCTTTGGTAATACCTTTAACATCTAAAGGTTTATTTGAACCTCTATCCATTACAAAGACTTTTTTATTATCTAAAGTAATTAAACGAATTGAAGCATTTACTCCATCAATTTTAACTGAAGCTGGGCCTTTTTTAAGATATTCAACAGACTGAACAAATACTTTAACTAAATCTTTTCCTGTCTTTACCCAATCAATATTAAAGGGATGCGGCATATGACCTCCCGCTCCTCCTTCACTTAATAATTTATTATTTTTTTGATTATGCTCTTTAACGCAATTTGGAACTTGTTTAGAACCTTTCTTTTTCATTCCATACTGACGATATCCTGACCAGCATGGATCGTCTTTATCTTTTTTATCTTCTTTTAAAGAAGAAATATTTGGCTTACCATAAATTCGCTTAACAATAGATTTGTCTACTTTAGATAATTTTCTTTTATAATAACCATCTTTCATTATTTCCAATCCTTTGTCACCTACTACACCTTTAATGACAGCTTCGTCAGTTACTGCATCAATACTTGGATGAGCTGAAAGTATTTGTTCCATTTTCATAGAAGCTTCTATATACCAACCTTTAGATGAAAGCATGCTAAATAATTTAGATATTAAATCTTTTTTAGCTTCTTTTTTATCATTGGTTCCTAATAAAGAAATTTTATTTCCATACGGAGTTGATTTATACACTATAAACGCATCTGCTACGGAATCGCTATCAACATCTTCTAAATAAACTGCTTTGTATTTGCTTTGAAGTTCTGTAAAATTATCTGCCGAAAAATCCATTCCTTGTTTAGCGTATGTGCTTGTATACATGTCCCAGATAACTTTCATATCATCATCTGATAGTGTAGTTAAATTAAAGTCTTTCCATGTATTTGGTTTCAATGTCGCTTCTTTCAACTCTAAAGATTCACTCCACCATTCTTTAGTAAAAATAGATAATTGGTTTATTTCAGACACTCTACTGTTTAAATTCTTTTTTTTCATAATTTCTGCAATAAATGAAGATTTAGATTCTGTTATTCTTTCTAATCTATCAAATATCATTTTAGCTGTTTTTTCATTATACCAACCAAATGCAGCTTTGAATAATTTAACTTTTTGGTCTCTAGGTACTGATTTATCTCCTAATGCATTTCGTAAAGTCGTTCCTGACATTTCTCCATATCCTGGAATGTTCATAGAAACGTGAGGTGCTACTATTAAATAACCATGCTTATCAAATCCTTGCAAATTTGACTTATGTTTATTATATTCTTGAAAATATGAATCAGACCCATCTTTTTTAAGTCCTATTCTAAACCTAGGATCTTCTTTCATATCTTTTGCGCCTACCATAAATACTAAAGCAGTATCCTCTGGCTTAAGATGTGCTGTAATCTCCTCCGCTTTATATGGATTCTTTACCTGTACTAGCCTGTCGCTGAAACCGTAATTACTTATTATGTCGTCTTTTTCTTTGAAAGAAAAAGGCGATTTAATCGGGTCTACGACGTTTGATGTTATTATGTAACAATTTTGAGCTCCAAATTGTTTTTCTAACCATTTGAATGCTTCTGCATGATGTTTTCCAAATGGCTGAAACCTACCTGGATATAATGCTATTACGTTTTTAATCATTTTATAAATTTTATCCTAATGATGCTGTTTTCCAAGCTGTACCGTTGTGTATGTATAATATATTTGAACCTGTGTCAAAATATATAGACCCAGCCGTTACAGTTGAAGCTGTAACGGGTATTAATGTTGCAGATCCAAACAAGCTTCCTGTTATACCTTGACTTACTTTTAGCGAGCCTGTTATTTCAACTACTCCGTTGTTTCCTGTACCGTAAGCGTATATTAAATTACTTCTATTAGAAGTATTAGTACCATTTCCATGTATAAATGCTGATTGTATTGAAGATGATTGATTGTATTGACCTTGTACATGTTGATATAATCCAGATGCTATTGTGTTAAATCCTTCAGCGTGAGAAAAATTTCCTATTGCACTAGTACTTGTCCCTTCGGCATGAGAAGACTGCCCAGATGCAATAGTCGATTCACCTTCAGCATGAGAATAAGATCCAGATGCTGTTGTGCTATATCCTTCAGCATGAGATCGAACGCCAATAGCTACTGTAGAATGACCTTCTGCATGGGAGTGGTTTCCAGATGCTACTGTAACATACCCCTCTGTATGAGAATGACTTCCAGATGCTATCGTGTTAAATCCTTCGGCATGCGAAGCATATCCAGATGCGACAGCATATTCACCTTCAGCATGAGAATAAGATCCGCTAGTTACTGTGCTATATCCTTCGGTATGTGACGCATATCCGTATGCTATCGTGTTAAATCCTTCAGCATGTGAAGCATATCCCGTTGCTCGGGTATTGTCACCTTCAGCATGTGAATAAGATCCAGATGCTCCTGTGTTAAGTCCATTACTTAATGTACCAGCAACTGATACAACTGTTATCAAGCTGCCAATGCCGTTAAATAGTTGACCAGATGAAGATATCTGCATCAAACCTTGATACGATCGTGATATAAACTGATTTGATAAATCTTGTATTGCCATTATCTACTTCTTTGTAATAAATATCTTGATAAAAATTAAATGTGAATTTTAATAAGGAGTATAGATGTCTGGATACTGCGCACCTGGGTATTGTGCCGGAATATTTCCTACGCCTGAAGAAACATCTGATGCTAAGGCTCTGCTAGACATTACCGTAAAATTTGCAAATTTAGCTCGATATGTAAAATCAGTTCCAGGAACTGGTGGTATTTTTGTTTTATATCCTTTAAAAAATGCATAGTCTAAATCTATATTATTAATTCTATCATTAGAACCAGATGGAATAACAATTACAGCTTTAAAAGGTACTGCTACTGCAGAGGTACTAGGTGCGGCAGTAGCACTTATTGTGTCGACAAGCGCTAATGAATTTAAGCCGGAAGTTTTTCCTGGGCTTAATGATCCTGACACTCCTGCTACGTAATTATTATCAAATACTAATGGATCTTGATTACCAGATAATCCAAAATAATCATATGACGACGTAACTGGACTCCATACAGTAAATCGCAATGCTAAAACTAGTGGAGCGTTGTCGATAGTGTTCCCTGAATATTTATCTACATATATATTTCCAAATATAGTAATAATATTTTCAAATGGCAATGAATAATAAGACAAATCAGATATCATTGGCTGATAGTTTAGATATGGTTCTGAAAGTGGCTGTGATGCTGATCCTGAATTGATTGCTGAAGCTACACCATTATGATGCTGTAATGTATTTGTATTCATTATAGGATTACTTGCAGAAGTGATTGTAATTGGATCTGTTTGGTGATATATAATACGGCCAATATTTTTACCATCAGTTAATCCAATAGCAGTATTCATCATATATTGTGAAGTAGTATCTGATGATCCTGTAATTGCGATAAATGCAGAAGCTGTAACATTACCTGCAATATCTAAATGAAATTTAGTTTTTCCTCCATTATAATTTAAAATTTCTAAGTTGTTATTTGATGCACTTATAAATGTAGTAGTATTACCAATAAAAAATTTATTTGTACGTATATCTAACAATCCAGATCCTGAAGTTGTATACTTAAAATATGATGATGTGTTAGCGTATAATTCTAATCCTACTCCTGAATATTGTTCTGCGGCTCCTAATAACGATTGTACAGAACCTGAATATATAACAAATCCTGATAGTCCGTTTTGAAATCCAGTATATCCTAACGATCGAATCATTGAAGCGTTATTCCTTCCAGTAATTTGAACTCCTGTACCCGTAGCTCCTGCTACAAATAACGATCCAGTTAATAAATTATCATCTCCTCCAATATATGTATTACCTCCAATAAATATATTGTTCAATGACTCTACAATTTGTTTTGAAATTAATCCAGCTGGATTAATAAATTCAAATTTAAAATCAAATGCATCATTTCGCTGTATTGTAGGTAAAAAGAATGACGCTGATACTGTATCTACATTAAATCCAAATTCTGAAGTTAAATTAGTAATATCTGTTTCATTTGAAAAAATATATTCTCCAACTCCAGCACTTCGATAATATGATCGAATTTTATCAATAGTTCCTGCGATTGGGGTTAAATTACTAAAATATGCAGTAGCTATGTTATAAGAATTTTCCGTAGTCTGCCCTGCTGAGCCGGACATTTCATACGTAATATCAGTTAATGATACGTCAGCTGATATTGGTTGAAATTTTGAAATACTGTTTTGTACTGTTAATGATATTGGAGAATTTAATACAGCTATACCTGAATTTACTACAGTAAAACTAGAACTAAATGAATTATTAATAACAGTACCTGATAATAAAGGCGTTGTGTTATTTAAGTATGGAGTATATATACTAACAGTCCCTGATATTGAATTAGTATCAAATCCTACAGTAGCATTTGATGCTGTAATTAAAACTGGAGTGTCGTTTTTGTAATAGTATCTTAAATTTGTCAAAGAAACAGATTTAAATCTATTTCCGCCTGAATAAGATTGATTTGTATATACTCCTGTATTTGGAGTAATAGTAACATTTGGAAGTGAATTAAATGTAATTTCAGCGTCATTACGTTTAAAAGTATCAATATAAACTGGTGCTGCCCAACGTACGTTGATTTTTGAAGTATCTAAGAAATTTCCATTAGCATCTCTTCGAATTGTACTGCATAATATAATATATGCTGTGCCTGGAGGTGTTGTAGATTTTACATAAACAGTTACAATAGCGGCTTGCTCTGTTGATTCTAAATCTAAAGCTGTCTCGTAATATAAAGGCTGTCCATTTACATCTAAAATTTCAATATAAACATGACTTCCTTCATTAAATATATTTGGATTGCCTTTGAAATGAAATGTATTTTTACCAGCAGTAAACTCTTTTGGTAATTTTGAAACTCTAAAATAGTCCGGAGAGTCGCTGCTAATGTCTTCTACTAAAACACTTAAGTCGGCTAAGCCTTGATAAGCAAGTTCATTAGTCAATAAATTGTAGTTAACTGGCATTACTGTTTAATATCTATTTTAAATAAATATCTAAACGTAATATATCTTGGAATTTCCGTTAGTCTTAGTAATTTCAATTAATTTATCAACTACATCTCTCATTGAATCGATATGTGATATAACCAACATAAATGAAAATTGAGTTTTTAAATAGTCAAATAAATTGAATATTGAATTTAAGTTGTCTGAATCGAGTACACCGAAACCTTCATCTATAGCTAGGAAATTAGGTCTAGGCAATGACGAAACGTTTATTAACGCAGTTCTAATAGCTAAAGACGATATGAATTTCTCCATACCAGATGTCAATTCAATTGGCCAGAAATTATCTTGATCATATACAATATAACAATTGATATTTTTACCGTCCATTTCAAGCATTAATTGAAAATCAACTAACTGACTTAATATGTTATTAATTTCTTGCTCAATAAATGGAACTGCTGTTGTAATTAAATCATATGGAACTCCGTCTCGATTAACTGCTTGTAAATAATATTCATAAAACTTATACTGTTGAGTTAGCTCTTTTAATTTAACAATTGACTCTTCTGCTTTTTCTTTTAACTTTTCAGCAACTAATATATTTGAATGACAGGATAATATCTGGTCATTTAAAATACTTAATTCGTCTTTTAATTGAGCAACTTCATCATTTAAAGTTTGAATTGCAGCTTTAATTATTTTATTTTCTTTAATAGCAGCTTCCTTTTTATAATATTCTTCAATTTGATGAACGACTTCATTTAATTTAGTTGCTAATTGATGTTGTTTAGAATCTATTTGATGTAATGCAGATTCAATAGAAGATTTAACAGATTCATTTTGATGAATTTCTTTTTGCAGCTTGTTATACTCTTCTTTTTCTTG